CCTATACACACCATGGAGGGTATTCTTCTTACTGAAAAATTCGATGATTTGGCATTTGCAAACGAAGTCACTGCATACAGTCCCGATGATTTATCCACAACGGTATATTTAGATGAAGACAGTTACGAAATTCATGTGTACGACAATAGCGGCAATGATGTAATAGTTATTAAAACTAAAATTGAAGATAAATAAAAACAACCCCGCTGAATAAGCGGGGTTATCATTATCAACTACATGTTTTGGAATTCAGGATTCCAGCCACCAGACGGAACAAGTCGCAATATATTACCAGAATTAATAATCGCGCCTTCATTCAGTCGGAAATAGAGCTCTTCCTGCGCAGTCAGCACCAGAAAACCCTTAACAGGCGATTTGCTAGTATTTTGAATACCAATCGCAATAATAGTATCATCGGAAACAGATAGCATAGTATCGGTAACATTTCCGACTTTTACATTTTCGGTAATATCATTTTTTGCGGTTAGAGTGCCGCACGAAAGATGCATTTTTTGCGACGGTACATCCAAATAAAATTCCGCATTATCTGCCTCAAAATTCTGCGTAACGTAGTTACTAAGATTGCTTCTACTCGCCCGCATGTACGCGCATTCACATCCCGTCATTGCTTCTTTGATGTTTGCCGCAACTGAATTCGTTCCTCCCCCGTTGAGCTTATACGGATTAGAATTTTGCGTATCGTAATAATGATGTTTTGCGCCCTGATTAATATTCCAGGCGAGATACCACGGAACAATTCGCAGCGGCACTTGACTACGAACCGCGCCGTAGTTGAACGAATACATATTCATCTGGCCTTTTCGATCGTATCCAAAGCACTGTCTATTGCTTACAGGATTTACAACGATGATTGCATTCGGGTATTCGTCGCTTGCACGATTTACTATATCACGTCCAGCGGTTTCATAATCCCCCTTTTCGGAGTTAAAGATGTCGTAAAATCCGAAATTGAGAATAACGTATTGCACGGCATTGCGGTAATCTTGCGTTTGCGATTCTGCAATTTGCATCATGTACGATTTAGCATTTTGCCCCGCGCTATTGGTCTTTACCCATCCAGTGTTTACAGTAGCTCGGTTAACGTTGAAGTCTAGACTGTCTTTGTTAAAAATACTCTTAAAGTAAGTCCACGCATCGACATCACCATCAGCAGGCCATGCCGTGTCGTCGGTAAAAATTTCCACCTTTGCGTTAGACAAACCGCCCATTTCCGTAAGCTTCGTAACAGCTTCGGTTCTCGCGGTTGTTTCAGCGGCAATCGCCTGCTCGCGTGCGGTCGTTTCAGCCGTAATTGCCTGATTACGTGCTGCCGTTTCAGCGGCAATCGCCTGCTCGCGTGCGGTCGTTTCAGCCGTAATCGCCTGTTCGCGTGCGGCAGATTCAGCTGCAATCGCTTCGGTTCGTTCCGTCTTTTCACTCGCAACGTCTGCTTGCGCCTGTTTCGCAATGTCGTGCGCATCATTCGCGGTATTCTGTGCGGTCGTGGCATTAACCGCGTTCGTTTTCAGCTGCTGGTCAATCTTGCGAACTGCCGAATTGTATTGGTCACGCAAATTCGGTTTGTCGGTATCGACATACAAATCAAGGTTGTAATTTTCGGTATATTCAGATGCCATTTACATTTCTCCTTAAATGTTAGGCCTTGCAATCAGCAGGGACATAATCGGATTTTTCTTGCAACCAGTGCGAGACCAACGCCAAACCCTTGACGTTAAGACCGCAATTCGCAAGCTGCTCAACGGTCATATCCATTTCGTTAATAGTCGAAATGGGCACAGAGTGAATAGTTACATCGTTGAACATGTCACGCTGTGCATCGACCGTGTTATTAAACATGCCGTGCTGCACGTCCCATTGCAACGTGCCCTGTGCAAGATTGTTGATGATTTTAGAGAGTGCCTTGACTTCTTCCTCAACCTGCGCCTTGAATTCGGCCATTTCCTCCTTCGAGGCGTAGCCCTGAATTTCCTCCTCCACCATCTTTGCAACATAATCGGTGTAGGCAATGAGCTTGTCTAGAAGCTGAAAAAGATTAAGAATTCTCTGTTCCTGCGATTTTACATTCCAGTACAATTTGGGGATTGTCGGCGTGTAATGAGACCATCCCCAAAAAGGCAGGTCATCATGGCAACCGCATTCATGATTATCATGCATAGTTTTCACATCCCTTCGATGCTTACAGTATACAAACTGATGAAAAAGCTTTCCAGTTCGTCGAGCAAAAGTTTGTCGATACTTTCAAACGTTTTGTTGAAATTGTTGTAACTATCTAACAAGTTTCCACGGTTGATAGTCTCCTTTTCATCGTCTTTGCCCGTGCTGACATAATCGGCGTTGCCACTTAGTAGCGTTTCGGGATAATCCGAACCGATAGAACGGGCTTTCTCGTAATGATTGCCAGTCTGCGCAATGTCGAAACCGTCATCGATAAATGCATACATCATCCGATATTTCGGCATAAGCTCATAAACAAGCCTAGAATGAAGTTGCGTTGCCCATTCATAGAACGGTTCTATAGAAATTTCCCGAAAACGGAATCGCTCAATGAAATACTTGCAAACACGCTCATATTGTTCAGAGCTGTATGCTGCGTCTTTCCAATCGAGAATTTCGTTATCCCAATCGAAAACACCATTTTCAACAAGTTCGCCTAGGCAAACAGTATAAACCGCATTCCACCGATTCTCGCCCGTCCAATTTTGTAAATCATCAGGCGTCTCCAATGACTTCACCCCCTTCGCCTGTACCGCCGTTCTTTTCTATCTCCTTTACATTGTTGATGTAATTGTAATTACAACTTTCCCAGTCGTCATTAAGGTACACATAGGTATCTGCAAAAGTTTCTGGTGACAACTTGCGCAATTTGTCGCATGCATAGCGGCGTGCATCCAGACAATTTTTGAGGATGATATTAGTAGTAGCATTTCCCGCTAGTGCTTCGTCCGAAATCATGCGTTCAGACTTTTCGAACATGATATGCGGCACACCTATGCACAGTAGGAATTGGTTAAGCGTCTGTTGGTAAAGCTCCGCTAACTCTTTACCGATGAACGGCACTTTGAGGTCGAGGGTAAACGTGTTGCCTTCGGTCAGATTTAGCAATTGTTTATCACCAAGGATAGCAGGCTCATAACCAGAGAATTGCTTGTAGATGTTAACCAATTCTTGCTTTTTTTCCTGCGGCGCTACCATTACCCACGGCTTTTGCTGATGCAGCAAATTAACGTCTGCCGTCCGCTGAATGTGGGTCAACTTCGTGGCATATTGGATAATCGACCCCCAAGGATTAAGGCGCGACTGTGAATAATAAACAAGCTCGCCATTTTCGTTAGTCACATCATATTCTGCCGCGTCGTATCCCTTCGCCCTCCATTTAGTTGGGATGCCGTAAGCGTTGAATGGAGACTCTGGCATTGCCATAAGCGTTTGCCAAACGTCTGGGAAATTCACATCATGACATATTGTGGCAATTCCGTTTCGATGCAGATTCATCTCCAAAAATCGCGCTTCGCACGTGTCAGGAAGTCCTACCCAGCGAAAGCGATTCATAGCGATTGCAAGAAGCATGTCGATGTTTTCGTTGAAACACAGGGAATTATAATCATCGGTCTGCCAGTAATACGGGCTTCCGCTTTTATATCTGTTGCGTTTTCTACTCATGCACTAGTCGCTTTCTTCAAGAGTTTTCTTCAATTTCGCAACGGTCAATTCGTAAAGCGTATCCACCTTTTCATTTGCCGCGTCCGCTTCGGCCTGCAAAATCGCAATACGTTCTTCGTCTGCCTTTTTCTGCTCTTCGACCAACTGGGCGAAAGCATTGTCACGTGCCCTGACTTCCGCTTTCCATTCGATAACGGCTTCAATTTCTTCTGGTGTTAGCTCTGAATAATCTTTATCGATAATTTCATTGATGTCGATTTTCTTAGATTCTTCGGTTGTACCGTTTTCGGTACTTTTATTATCGGTACTTTTATTATCGGTTGCCATAAATGCTAATCCTTCCTATGTCACTTGGATCCTTCCACACAGTTACACCGCCGTAAAGGAAAAATCTAATCATATCCATATACAGGTCAGGAACATTGTTGGAATTCACCCAAAAATCGCGTAGTTTCCAAAACGTGAATTTCGGAGCGGCACACCAATTTCCATCGAATGCCCATTGCTTATTATACATGTATCCGTATCGAAGAAATTCGTCCCCTGCAAGCGAGATGGAATAATCCGACTGCGTTACGACATTGAAGAAAAGTCCCATCGGCTTTGTAGTTGCATATTCCGCATTGGCCACACTACCGTAAATCTTAGGCGCACCCAATTTAGATTGACTGACAAGGTTTGCAATGCGCTTACCGGAGTTTGCGTAATTATCATCTGCATTGCTTACTGCCTTGTTATAGTTAGTTGTGTTGTTGCCCTTCGTCGTTGTCTTCGTTGCGTCCGCTGCTTTTTTCGCTGCCGCGCTTGTCGTATTGGCAGCATCATATGCGGCATTTTTCACAGTATCTGCATTTTTCACTCCAACGTCAGTATTATTTGCGGCAATGGTATTAGTTGCCTTATTTGCCGTGTTGGTAAGTTTAGTGTTCGTGCTTGTCTGATTGCTGTTACGATCGCTGTTATTCCGCGTCGTTTCATGCAGTTTATTCGCAGAATAAGTAACAACCGTTTCGGCTTGCGTTGTTTTTAGATTTGTTGCAACTGCGTTTTGGCCAAGCGTTGTTGCAGCACTGATAGCGCCTCTTGCTACGCCGCCGATTATCCCAAGCGGATTGCCAGACGATAGCCCAGACGCCGCGCCATTCGCGACTGCCGCACCAGCGGCAATTGCAGCGCTTTGGTTTTCCGCTTTGACCGCATTATTTGCAGTATCGCGCGTAAAACCTGCGTCCCATGCTTGCAGGGCGGTCGCATATCCGTTGATATAGCTTTTTTCCGTTTCGCTTGCCGTGTTCGAGGTTGACGTGATAGCGGAATTCGCGGCAGTTTGAGTTGTCGCGTTTTCCGTTATCGCATTTGCACTGCGCTTCGCAGCCGTTGCGCTTGCTGCCGCGACAGTTTTTGACGCGCTTGCATTTGCAGACGCGATATTTACCGCATTCGTCGCGGCTGTATCGGCTGAATTATCAGCGGTCGTTTTCGTAGCGCTTGCATCATGCTTTGCAATGCCCCTTGCAGTCGTGCGGTCATTTTCCATCTGCTGACGGTCGAAATACGTGTTAACGTCATAATCGTTTTCGTTGCTGATGGTCACGCAAAAAGTAGGGACGTCCCACTCTTTCAAATGGTTGTACCAGCGCCCACTGAAATCGAAACTCTTTTCGGTCATGTTGGTAAAGCTGACAGATTTAACCTTATTTCCGCCGATACCCTTAACTGTGCAAATCATTTTGAGATAGGGAAAAACCAAATTAGCCGTAGCGGTTATATCTATTTTGCCCGCCGTGTCTTCGATATGGATAATCTCCGAATTGCCCTTTTCATCGGTCATTTCGATTGCCGCATATGGATACGTGTACAATTTTGCCAGTTCGGCATATCGGGAATCATAACCGAAGTCAGATTTTTGGAATCGGTTTAACGCGGTCGTATTGATGTCATTGCCGATGACGCGGTAGAAGCTGCGCCCACCCATTTTGAATTCATTGTCAATATCCAAATTGAGGTATTTACGGGCGCAGAAGAAAACACACTGAATGGTTTGGATGAATTGCGGCACGTTCGTAACAACATCGTCCAACACATCATTGAGGTTGCTTGCCTTAACGGCAATGCAGCGGATAGCAGGTGCGCCGCTTACCGATTCATGTTCGCTACCTGGTGTTTGCCAGTTTTCCGTATGCTTTGTCCCCCAATCCCCCCATGGTTTGGAAGATGTTACGATGCACGCATACATGCTACCGCTATTCAGGATAACATGCTTTTCGCTTGTTACTTTTTGCAGTTCGCCATAATTAACATCTTCCGCCAACAAATCTCGACAATTGTCAATAGGCGATGCTAAATAGCTATCAACATTTGTGTTAACAAGCGGTGCATGGCCGCGCTCTAAAATCATACCAGTTACATCCACGTCATAGATAAACGTTTGCCATGCATCTGGCAACAAAGATAACCGCGTTGTGTTAGGAGCGACAAATTCAACGTCGCGCACGAAATAGCACCACGTGCGCGCCCCATTATCAGTTTCGTGTTCCACTTTGGAATCATCATTCGCGAAAAGATGATATTGGACAAACAAATAGTTATATCCGCATGCCACATCAAACGGTAACGGTACATCGATGCTACCCGTCATGTGCAAGTTACGGTATTTTGTTTGCCACCGAAAACATTGATTGTCGGGAATCTTATTAAACCATTCGTCTCTTGCATCTTTTGAGCCGAAATACACAACATTGCCGATTCCTTTAAGCGTCCTGTTTCCAACATGCGCTTCGCCCTGGTCCCATGGGACGGAGCAGACGGTAATATCCATTTGCGTGTAGTCGTACCGCGAATAGTTTATATCGTTATCGTATTTGTAAACGTCCACGTTATCAGCATGCGGAAAACCGTGTTTTCCGATATTTCGGTAGTTAGGCATCGATAATCCTTCCATCAGGTATTTTGATTATAAATAAAAAACGCCCCAGTGAAAACACTGGGACGCGAAAGCGGGGAATAAAGCTATGACTATATTTTAGTCTTCCTTGCCAGTTTCCGCAACGGCATCAACGACGGTTGCCGTGAACGTTGCCGTATATTCCACAGTCGTGTCGGACGGATTAGTGTAGGACGAAGTGGCCTTGACGGTGATGATATCGCCTGCCTTGATATCACCCGTCTTCTGCAAATGCAGAACGCCGTTGTTATCAACATACGTGCGGGTGTTGAGTTCGATTGCATTTTCACCGCGTTTGCCAGTAACAACGTAGGTTGCCGCGTCAGGCTCAACGGCAATCTTCGTGCCATCGGGGGTAACTGTGCCCTGCAACGCAAGCTTGGTTTGCAGAGCTCCGCCAATCGGGATGTTACCAGTCGCAGGGTCGAACTTAAGTCCAGTTGCCTTAACGGTAATGGTCTTGATGTCGTTCGCATCACCAGTGGTGTAAAGCACGCAACCAGCCAGCGGGTTAGCGCCGATCATCTGGTCGTGGAACAGATAATATTTATAGGTACGGTTTGACGGATTGTAAAAAGGCGGCTCAACACCGTAATACACATCACGGCAGTAGACGAAATCATCGGAGGTCAATGCCGCAACAACGCCGGGAACGGGGAATTCGGGAATCACGATTTTACGGACATTGACTTCCGCTTTCTCGATGTGGAAAATCGGAGCCAATGCGTAAACGTCGATAGTTGCATCCGTTTCAGGGGTGACCCACAGAATAAGGCTTTGCGGCTTGTCGAACGTCGGGATATCAAGCTGATTGTAACGGGTATTGGGAAATTGCATATATCCCGCGTCGGTCTTTATAGCCGTGAGTATCTTCTTGCCGAAATCGCCAATATCGGCGCTTGTGGCTGCAACGTTGGTTTTCTTGATGGTAAAACGTTCGTTCGCTTCCGCGAATACCTGTAGCATAGAGTTCATTTCGTCGTATTCATCGGCGTTTCGCTGCGCGTCAAGCGTTGCGGTGAAAAGCTGTTCGAATCCATTGGAATCGCCGGAGTTGAAAGCGCGCTGCAATTCGTAGCGGCTCCAGGAGAATTCATAGCGACGGTGCATGTTTACGCTATAGAACCACTCCTTATATTCGGGCTTTTCGAGCTTCAGAAGAGTTTCATCATCGGCCTTATAGCTATGGGCTTTCAGATAATTCACCGCCACATTACGTTCGGTATTTCCAAACTGCGCGGCAGGCTTCTTAAGCGCACGAAGTGGGTTATCAAATCGCTTCGTGTGGACGTAAGTTGCCATAAGGCCAACGACCAGATTTGCAAACTCGTTGATAAGCTGCCCGTTCATCGGGTCGAAAAGCGCGGAAATAGTTGCATCGTAGCCTGAAATGGACGGGTCGGGCACTCTCTGCTGAAAGTCGTTACTGCCCTCAATCCAGGCTTTTTCGAGGATGGTGCTGTTCTTTACACTCATGCCTTTTTTCCTATCTATCGAAAATATTAATACTTCCCAAATTCAGCGCCCAAATCAGAAAGCGGAACATACTTTTCTTTCGGCTCGTTATTTTCCGTGTTATTCACGTTGCCGATAGTAGCACCGTTGCGAATAAGTTTGCTGATTTGGCTGCGCAAATCGTCGTTTTGCTTAGCTTGCTTTGCAATCTGTTCTTCCTGCTGTTTTACAAGCCGCTCCATTTTGGTAAGCGTATCTTCTGGTGTTCCATCACCTGCGCTACCCTGATTTGCGCTTTCATCATTTACATTATCAATCGATTCATTATCGTTGTCAATCGGCTTGTTTTCGTTAGTGATTTGCTCATTAGTCATTGTAATAGCCTCTTTCAGCGTTTTTCTTAATAGTAATTGCGCGATATGCTGCATTCCAATTCTTGCCAGGTGGAATCAGGATATTCAAAATGTTCGCGCAAACCTGCATTACGTCTAACGTCTCTTCAATAATTTTCTCGCACGTGTCATATTGGTAGGCGGCTCTAACTTCTGCTGCTTCCTCGATGACTTTCTTGCATTCGTCTGAAAGTTTGAAATCTTCAATCGGTATAAAACCTATGTAGTTAAGATTTGTCTTCATTTTATTATTCCCTCGAAAAATAATCAGGGCATTACTGAAACTTTAAATCAGCAATGCCCCAGAAGCGTTTAGCAGAATCTCACATCATGCACACGTTGTGATTGCATTTCACGTCGCATGTCGGTGCCCATCACAGGCCGCAATTCCGATTCATCGATACAGTGCATCAATGTGTTTCCGCTATAATTATCCTACCATGTCTGCCGTGAGCATACTACCGTTTCCCGTGGGAATTTGCTTGATTTTCAGCTGAACCGCAGGAATCCAAGGAGCATCCCCGCAAACGGCGCAGATATTACGTACAACGTTTGCCATGCCGATGGATACCGCCTGATAGCTCGTACCGTCAGGCGAGATAAGGACAACGCGCGGGACAACCGCAGTAGTGCCAAGGTCGTTGCCGTAGTTATCCTTTTCGGCAACTTCGGTCATTTCAATAAGATAATCCTGCACCTCGATGGTCTCATTAATGTGCGCGCTTACCTTGTCAGTCGGGTTGTTAAGCGCGTTGAAGACCTTTACACTTGCTGCGCGGTCGTTGGGGTTTGCCTTAAGGCTCGTTACCATCATGCCAGCGTGCTGCGACGTGATATTCTGCACAGTTGCAATCTCGATTGCCACAGTCTCTTTTTGTTCTGCCATTTTAATTTCCCTTCGTTAATATTTGAAGCTATCTCGCAAATAGTTTAATTCTTCCTCAATCTGCGCTTTGTCCTGATAGCTCAACGGATTATGCATCTTCTCGCATATGTCGCTTACCGATTCCATAAGCGGCTTATTGGTCTTAAATACAGCGTCGTAAATCAAGATTTTACGGCTTGCCGTATTAATCCATTCCGCGTAGATTTCACAATCTGCTCTGATTCTTCGCCCCTTCTTATAGGCTGTTACATGCAGCGCCCACGGAATATCTACCTTGCGTTTCTGCGTAATCCAAATTTCTTTTACCTGCATTGCTTTATTTCCCCTCCTCTCGATGCACTTAATATATCAAGCCTTGTTTATAGTGTCAACATGAATTTTTAAATTTTATCGCACACCCAAATTGCCAAGCATGGCTAGGAACGTCTCTCGTGTTATCATGTCAGAATAACGTAGCATCCCATCGTAAAACATGCGGTTAAGCGATTTTAGTTTCGGGTTTGTTCGCTCCAATGCCATATGGTCAACCGTCATATCGTCTTTTGTCAGGACATATGCATATGCATCCTTTGGTGCTTTGTTTGTTATATATGTACGCGTGTTAGCATAATCAAACCATATTGCATAGGTAAAATTGTTGTATTTGATTGCATATGCGAATTTTGCATTAGACGGTTTGCGCTCGATGTCTCCGCTGTCTTTTACAATAAACTCGTTTTCGTAAATCATCTTTTGTTCTTTTGTTCCGTTGAGCATGCGCCCCACAAGCGTCTTAGCTTGCATTTCATCGCTATCCCAAGGCTCCACATAATGCAGCAAAAAATGCTTGTCATTGTAAAAAGTGTAACCATATTCAGGAATTTTATTGATTCCGAAAGATTTGAAATAAGGACACGACAAGTCGCAAGCATTGCCCAAAAGATACACGCGATATTTGTTGTCCCCGTCAGGTTGTTCGCGAGAAACGGAGTCGAGTATATTTGCCAAAATCAAAAATTCATCTTTTAAATAACGGTGGTATCTATCTTTTGAATCGATTATGCATTCGTCAAAAATGAACCGTTTCACGCCCGTGTAAGTGCGTTTCTTCTCTGCCTGAAAATTAGACAATGCTACAAAGTAACATAACGGCTTCCATTTCGGTTTGTCCCCCAATGGAGCAATATAGCCGATTTGCCCATCAACCTTGAATTGTTTGTCCTTGAAAACTTCGCCTTGCAACTTGTCGAAATAACCGTTTTTAACGCTTTTCATTTCTTCTTTCGTCCGCACCAATTCGCAGAATTTATGACCGTGCTTTAGAAAATCATTTATGCACTGTTTTCTCAATCCGAAAGTTTTACCAATATTTTTAGCACCTATGACCATACAAATTTCGCCGTTTGTGCCAGTCTGCCGCGAAAAGGTTTTAGCCCAGTCATAATATTTTCGACCCATGTTACATATCTCCAATTCGTACTATTTCGCCATGTGTGATTATCTTGCTTGATGTATCGACCGTAGCATTGTTACTTAACGCATGCCCGCAATTAACCGCGTTATCATCAGTGCGCGTATCGTTGACGGTTTTTGCCATTGGATACAGGCATAGCGCGGACGGCTCATGCACATGTGATTTTTGCCCGCGATAATCGATTATATCCATATCGACGTAACTTGCCCATTCCGGAAACGACCGCGCATTTAATCCAGTCATATCGTATGCATAGGTCGTATTGTATCCAAGAAAAATATTGCATATGTCCGCAAACGTTTTCCCATCGGCTAACATTTCGTCTGCCATAATGTCGGCCTTTTTAGCGGGAACGCCTGCAAGCGTGAAATGCACGTGCTCCTTACCGTCTCGCTTGTCCGTGTCGCAAATCGCGTATGCTTTGTTCCATGACGCGCAAAATTTGGCCGTGCTGAATTCTGTCACATAATAGCCTATTTTCGGCAATGGGTTATATAACGTTGGGTATGCATTACGCACTCTTTTGCAGATATAGTATTTCGCTTCGTCAATTGCCCGTTCCAACTTTTCCAATGCACGCATTGCATCGGTCAATTCGTCGTTTGATATGACCGCTTTAATGCTGTCCGTATCGCCATTTATAATCGTTTCGCAATGCGGGTATATCAGCTGCATTGTCAAAATCTGCGCTATGCGTGACCACCCAACAATGCGTTGGCCAAATTGGTAAAACGCTTTCGGCCGTTTCGGTTCGTTGCATATGCCGAAATCGCCCGTATAGTCGATACCGCTTTCGGTCATAATCGTGTCGCGCCTATACTCGTTCGACGCTTCAATCCCGAAAAGTGCGTTGAGGTCAGATTTCAACCCAAGGTAAGTCGATTCCACCACGGAGTCCTCAATGCTATGTGTATTCATACCCTGTATCACAAATTCTGGTATGTGATATTTCCGCAATTCATCTTCATTGACTTTCTGACCGCTGTAATATTTCTCGCGGGCACTTTTGAAAGCATTTTTAGCCGCGTAAAATTGCATAACGGATATAACCGCCATATCGCTTGGGCGGTCGAATTTCATTGTGGCATAGCCTGAAATTGCTTCGCATGAATCAAAGTCATATGCCTGCGAAATTTCCCACGCGGTAAGCTCCGTTATGCAAATGGTGCATTCATCGGCGCTCTCCAATTTTCCGAACGAATATATAGGATTGATGCATGTATCTTTCCACCCGTTGGCATTCGCAAATTCGCGGAATTCCTCACCAGATTCATTGTCTTCGTTTACTACCTCATTCCGCTCATACGTTTTAAATCTTGCCCACGTCAACGGTGCAATCCCGAATTTCTCAAATAGGCTATCTTTTTTCAGCCGCAGGTTTTTAAACTTAAAGTAACCGTAAAAGGCAACGACAAACGGTTTAGCGTAATTGTTTAGTACATCATCGATAGACTGCATGCATATATTTTGAAATGCCAAATCTAGTGTTTCGCTGCCGACTTTTTTAAAGTTTACGGGGTACTTATGAGATACCATTTGGCTTGGATGTTGCGACGTGGCATCAAAACCATATACTCTTTTATCAGTGCCGCCCAAATCGAAAACACGTGAAGCATTTTCACGTGCGCAAAACGTGAAACCGCCGCGTGTTGCCGCGTTGACCGTAAAGAGCTCCTCGTTGTCGTGCGGTAGATTAGCCTTGTTCAGCGCCGACCAATATTGCCCGACGCCCCGTTTCAGGCCGTTGCCCTTGATTTTCGAGAATCGCACAACGCGGCGTTTGCGCACGATTCCCGTTTTGGATACGACGTTAAGCCCCAGCCATTCCGGTTTGATGTCTGGATTGAGTTTCAGCCAATAGGCAACCCATGCAACAAGCGAATAAATATCATGCTTGGAATATGCAATTTCATCATCGGTCAGTGGCGTTTCAGGCGTGCGGATTAAATCATAATCCCATGCGCCTACTAGTTTTTCATATCCGCATTCCTTGCCCATGTAGTCTAGCGACTTTTGCGAAAAAACAAGCGTATCCCAAATGACCAAACGCGGTTTGTTATCATCATCCAAAATGGTAAAGCTAATCGGCTTGCGTTTGGACTTCGCAAGCACTTTTACGCGATGGCGCACCAGGTAAGGCGCAAGCCCGTACATGTCAAACGATAGGTTATGGCACATCACGACGGGAACATAGTTAAGGCATGCATTGGCCATTCTGTCCAATGCGTCATATAGTTGTTCAGCATTGCGATACAAAAATACCCGTGTTCTTTTTACTACATTATCGGGTGTAACGTCTTTTATATCGCCGTCGATTATTCCCAACTGGTGCAAAATCGGGTATGCAATCTTTTGTGCGCCATTTACAACATTACACGTCTCGGAATCGTATGCGGCTGATATTCGATATGGTTTGTATTCATTATTTCCGCGCATGATTCATGTTGGCAATCTTCAAGGCAATATCCATATACGTGTCTCCGTTTTCAGATGGTTTGTATATGTCTACCCCTGCGTTTTCAAGCATTTCGATAATATCCATAATAGATTCAACATTGTAATATTCCGTAATCGCCTGATTTGGGTTTTCCCTGCCAACCTCGGTATTCGCCCAAATATCAGACAACCCGCCGTAAAATGCAGATGCTACGTTTTTATCTGACAAAATATCTTTTGCCATATCGTCACGTGATTTGTCTTTATTTGACGTAAAAAGCGCGCTTTTAGATTTTGTGATAAAGTTCTCACGATATTCTTTAGTCTTTGTTTCGTTAGTCCTGATAATATCAACGCGCGCTTGCGTGATATTCAACTTTTCTGCTAACTGTGCAATTTTGCCTTGCGGCTTGTTCCCCGCATAGCTTGTTATTGCTTTTTCAAGGGCGTTACGTGCCATTGATTCATAGCGATTTTTGGCAACGCCCGATGTCTCATTCGCTTTTTTGATATAGCGCTCCGCCTGTCGGCGGAACCTGCGTCGAGCGTTGTAAACATCATCGCTTATTTTCCGTGCGCGTGCCATTTTTGACTTCTTTCCGTTCGCCTGCTATTATGTTTACATTGTAAACGATAGATAGGGGTTAGATAATGCAAAAAATCACGAAAACCGATGCAATTTCAGGCATGAATTTTGAGTGCTTTGAAATGTCTGATAAATCGCTTTTAGTGTCCACACCGTTTCACGGTGCATTGATTATGCTACATGACGATAAGACGGGGTGTTATAAGATTCCCGATAAATATTTTGCATATATCAAAACGGTAACCATGACCGAATGCGCAGAGATTTTAGGGGTATCTAAAATGCGCGTAAGCTATCTGTGCTCACGCGGACAGTTAAAGCATGCTAAAATTAACGGCAGGATGGTAATTAGTTACGATTCAATCATTAATTATATGCATGAAAAGGAGAAACATTGATAGACTGCATATCCCATATTCTTACGTCTTTGCCCATTGACTCTGCACTTTGGATTATCGTTGTCGCGTTTATCGGACTTGACGTTATCTTTGGTTTTGCAAATGCATGGCTAACTGGCACCGTATCATCTTCGGTCATGCGCGAGGGTATCATGCACAAAATCGGGCTAGTTGGCGCAATGCTACTTTGCAACGTTATCGATATTAGCCAAAATGTTGCGGACTTCGGTTTCACGATTCCCGTAACTATTCTATGCGCAACCATGATTGTTCTGTGCGAGATAACTTCCATCTGCGAACACATCCAGCAACTTAATCCAGATATTAATTTGCACTTTCTCGATTCCACGAAAAATAACAGCAACAATGACGATAATATGGAGTGATTAGTTATGACTATTAAAGGTATCGACATATCAAGCTGGAACGGAAAGCCGTTTAATGCAAAAACTGAAACAGCATTTAAAAAGTCTGATTTTGTGATTGCAAAGGCAACGCAGGGCACTAACTATGTTGATCCTGCATGTGATTATGCCGTCCAACGGGCTATTAAAGCTAAAAAGCTGTTCGGCGTGTACCACTATGCATCAGGTACTAATGCAAAAGCCGAAGCGGCATACTTTGCACAAAATGTAAAGGGCTATCTCAAAAAGGGCATTATGTGCCTTGATTGGGAAAGCGGCAGTAATCCCGCTTTTGGAAATGGCTCATGGGTTACAACTTTCGTCAAAGAGTTTTATCGGCGCACTAAAGTTTATCCCGTGATTTATGTTCAGGCATCTGCCGTAAATCAGATTCCCGCATACGTTGTAAAGCGTTGCGCACTATGGCTTGCAGGATATCCCGAAAACAAAGATTCTTGGACTGTTCCGAAGTTCAATTACTCAACGGGTCGTTGGAGTGCTTGCAGTATCTGGCAATTTTCATCGGGTGGCGGAATCGATAGAAATATCGCATATATGACTGCAAACGGATGGAATAAGATTGCTGGCAAAAACAGCTATAAAGATTCAACGGGGAATACCGTTTATGTATCCCCGCGAAAGATGGTTAACAAATTGCCTATTTCTGTTTACCGTATGAAAGACGGTAAAAAGGTACTAATTAAAACCAAAAAGGCTAATACTACGTGGAACGTTGTAAAAATTGGTGCTAAAAAGGCTTGGGTTAAGACTAAAAGCGGCTGTTATCTGCATTACAAAGAGTTGACCGATAAATAAAGCAAAGCCCCTCATTTTGAGGGGCTTATTTATCTACGGATTGAATATATTTTTGTGCTCCCAACTTCAACATATTCTTCGGCAACTTCAATCAGTTTGTACTTTACTTTTATCTGGTATCGTTTTCCTTTACTGTCATATATCCTGTTTCCCACGCGCACGATATTTTCTAAAATATATTTATCGTTTGCATATGTTTTTCCATTCTTGAATTTAAATATCTCCATGTGCAAACCCCCAGCAGGATATTGTGAAAAGAATAATGAACGAAATTAAATCATATGCATAGTAAACATCAATCATTTTTGCTTTTCTTCTTCCATTCCTTATCTGTTATCTGGCACGTTCGGTAAAGCGCTATCAGCTCATTCATTCCAAATTTTGCAAGTGCGGTAAAGTCGATTCCTAGGACTTTAACGCAAAATCTTTCAAACACATCATTTCGTAAAATGTAAAGTCTTGCATCATCAGCGTTTATTACTGCCGCGTTCTTGTGCCTCATTAAAATCGAATCTCTGTTGCTTCGCTTTTCAAAGATTGCCAGATTTTGTAAATCGATTCTACGTGGGTCGTAAAGTAAGTATGAGTGATATTGCATCTTTCCCATAATTAATCTTCAAGCTCCTTAATGATGGCTTCTACTCTCTCCATTGCTTCCAGCGGAAAATCATAATAATAGCCGATTCCATCATTATCAATGTTGCTCCATAAAATATCAGGATTCTCGTTGTTCTCACAAATTTCGTAGCCGTAATAATTATCCCCGTCACATTCGACCGCGCTTACCACTGCAATGTATTCATCATCCGTGTATGTGTAAGTGCCGTTATTTTCAACCCATTCAGCCATTTCGTTTTCCTCGCTTTCATTCCCTTTCCGTGCTTATAATATACCTCATTATATTTACGTTGTAAATAGGAAATTCTATGCAAGGTATTAATG